ATAGATATCCCCGATGGCTGGTCTTACGAAGGGTATCTTAGTGATGCTATGGATGACTTATGTGACCACTTTAGGTACACATGGTATATCCACAATAACATATTGTTTGTACACCCTCTAAATGGATATGAGTTTATTAAAGTATTCACCTTAGACCCAAATCAGATAAAAGATATAAAAAGAATAGCTAAGTCTGATACTGGGGCTACAGGAGAAGAGTCAACTGGATTTGCAATTAGTACTCCTTTAAATGGCAACATAAAGATGGGGAACATAATCAGAGTTTCAAGTGGCGAGTACGAGGGTGATTATATAGTAAAGAGCATCACTCATAGGCTTAACTTTAGACACTCTGATTGGGACACAATAATAGAAACGGAGGTGAGGTAGTGAGTAACCTGTATAGAACTATCCAATCCCACATAAATAAATTTAAAGATACACTCTATACTAGCAGTGTCGGGGAAGTCGTAGAAGTTAACTACGAAGGAGACTCTATTAAGAGTGTTGATGTCAGGCCCAGTGTTAATAGGCTATATATAGATGGGGAAGAAAGACAAAAACCAGTCATATTCAATGTACCAGTGCTTTTCCCCAGTGGTGGTGGTGCTATTATATCTTTTCCTATTCAAGTGGGCGATACAGTGCTTTTGGTCTTCGGTAAAGAGGACATACAAAACTTTCTTAAAGACAAGGCCCCTAAAGCTCCTGCTACGCTACGTAAGTTTTCTTACAACGATGCCATAGCTATTCCATGCCTAACTCCCTTCACAGAAAATTTACAGCCAAGTAAGGATGCTCTGGAAATTAAATTTAAGGGGGCATCTATAAGAATAGATAAAGATGGTAATGTAGTGGTCAGCAGTCCTAAAGATGTCATAGTTAAAGACGCTTTAAACGTGTCTGTGACAGCCTCAGAGAAGATAACAGTTAAAAGTCCTACGTTGGTATTAGATTGTACTGAAGTAACCGTCACAGGCTCCCTAGCTGTGTCTGGTAACATATCTACAGAGGCTGACATAGTGACAGCAGATATTCCCTCACTTAATACACATAAGCATGACCTAATTAAGACTGGGACAGATACATCAGGAGAACCAGTAGAATGAGTGATTTAAAATTAGATGCGTTTGGTGATTTAGATATTACCTCTGGGAAATTAACGCTAATCTTAACAGAACAAGAACTCTTAGCTCAAAAGCTAGGGATACTATTTAAGTCCTTTCAAGGTGAATGGTTTTTAGACACCTCCTATGGAATACCCTACACCCAAGTTATTCTAAAGAAAGGCACTCCTAAAGAGTTAATTGACTCGATATTGTTTAAAGCAATTAATGGGTATACGGAGGTAACTAATATAGTCAGCTTTAAATCAACAGTTACTAAAGGTGTTTATTCACTTTTATTCACAGCCAGAATTAAGGGTGGTGAGATTGTTACCATTGAGCAAGATATTTCAACAAATTAAGGAGGGCTTATGCCTTTTACAAGTAGAGGGTTAGAAGCTAAGAGATTTAGTGATATCTTGCCTGAGATAAGTGATGAGTTAATTAGTAGACTAGGTATAGAGCTTGACACTACTCCAGACACAGTTCTAGGAGTTATCCTAAGTATCTTTGCCTCAGAGATAAGTACGCAAGAAGCCCTAACGCAAGCAATGGCTGACAACTTTGACATAGATAAAGCTACTGGAGTATTTTTAGATAGCCTTGTGGCATTAAACTCCCTAACTAGGTTAGATGAGAGTAATTCAATAGGCAGTGCATTCTTTAAGGTATCTGTAGATGGAACAACTATCCCTATCACCGCCCTAATAAGGGACTCACAATCTAATGTATATAGACCAGTATCTTCTAACCAAATAAACTCATCTAAGTGTACCTCAGCTTCATTTACTTCAGATGGTTTTGTTGGTAATTTTACTGTATCAATAAATGGAACTGAGTTTACTAAAACATACTCATCTACACCTACCGAACAAACGGTAGCTGAGGACTTACAGTTTCTTATTAACCAGTCTTCCCCTGACCTCTATACAGTTAGCAGAGTATCTGGGGTAGTCACAATCGCCATCACTAATAAGTTTAGTGATCTAAACGTCACAAGAAATGAGAATATCCGGTTTACACAAGTTGAAGGTAGGGTCAGTGTTATTGCCCTAGATACCGGAGTTGTAAACCCACCTATTAACACAGTTAAAACATTAGTTACAAACTTAACTAATGTGCAGAGTGTGACTAATTATGACACCTTCACTGTTGGTAGGCTAAAGGAGAGCGACACCGAGCTTAGAATTAGACATCAAAGAAACCCCCAGATAAGTAGAAACAGTACTACTAAAGCTATATTTAGCAGATTAGCAAATCTAAGTGGGGTATCTTTGGTAAGGATATTCGAGAACACAACTAATGTTACAGACTCCGATGGTAGACCATCTCATTCTTACGAGTGTATTATAGAGGGAGGTAATGAGCAAGAGATTGCAGAAAACATTTTTGACAGTAAACCCGCTGGGGTTGAAACATACGGGTCACAGAGCTATCTAGTTAATGACTATTCAAATAGTCCTTCTGAGGTAAATTGGAGTAGGCCTAACCCCAAGTATGTAAATGTCAAGATTAGTTATAGTAGGTATGGTGAAGAGACGTTCCCTGATAATGCTGTTCAAGCTATTAAAGAAGCGGTAGTTCTTTATGGGGATAACCTAGGACTTGATGTTGATATCATCCCACAGAGGATGTATGGAGTAGTCTACGGAGCCGTAGCTGGTATAGGCAGTTTAAGTATAGAAGTTGGTACTTCACTTATACCCTCATCTGAGACACCTAATGAGATATCCTATACTACTAACACAATCCCTATTAGTAAAAGAGACAAAGCTGATTTTAATACAGTCCGTATACAAGTTGTAGAGGTTTAATAATGTCTGAATTACAGTATTACGAGTATCAGGAGAGTGGAGAGGGTAGACTACTAAGCCAGTTTAAGAATAAGCCTAATATTAAGGCTTTGTTGTTAAGCTCTCTCAAGGTTCTACAAGATACACAAGATAGTTTAATAGACTACTCAGAAGCTAATAACTTAGCCACAGGCACTGGGGTTATCCTTGATATCATAGGTAAGATAGTCGGAGAGCGTAGGGCAGGCAGGTTAGACCCTTCTTATAGGGAGTCTTTATATAATCGGATAGTTATTAATACCTCAGAGGGGACCCCTAATGAACTCTTAGAAATACTAAGTCTACTATCTAAAGGAACCTCAACTAGGATTTATGAGCATTTCCCTTTAACTACCGCATTCTATACAAATGGGAGTGCTAGTAGTGCCTTAGCTAAGACTTTAAGAGCTTCATCCCCAACTACATCTGATGTTGTAAGTATCTACCATGACCCTCTAGATAACGCCCTAATACCTAGTGAGTTGGAGAATGCTCTTGGTATATTAGTTGATGATGAAAACAATGAATTTGAGAATGATGAAAGTAGGAATATAGCAGTAACTTATTTGGCTAGTTTAAATGTACAAAACTCAGAAAAAGCTATATTAGATGAATTAGATACTTATGATGCCCTCACCAGAGAGCCTTGTGAAGTTTATAGATAATAAGGAATAAAAATGGCAATTAATGAAGAGTCAGTCAGATGGGCCTCCCAGAATGAGACAGATGCTACAAGTGGATTAAGTAATAAAGTTGACCCAACGGCGAGTCAAAAAAACTCAGGGTTAAAGAGAGAGGAGCCAATTCCAAGACAATATCTGAACCATCAATTTAACGCCTCCTATGAAGCCCTTGTGGATCTACAGTCTCAGATAACTGCGTTGACACTAGATGCAGGGTCTGGATTGATAGGTCAAATATTCCCAGTCGGGGCATACTATATAACAGAGAATACTCAGGACCCTGCCACGACATTGGGTGTAGGCACATGGGTAAGAGTTAAGGGTAAGTTCCTAGTAGGTTTAGATGAAGATGACACTGACTTTGACGGTGTTGGTGAGGAAGGTGGAAGTAAAAACCACACACACACAAATACTCTCTCAGTAGCAGGACATGCTATAACCCCAAGTCAGCTACCTTCTCACAGCCATGACTTTACACAAGAGAATACAAGTGGGTCAGGTTCAGCGGGAGCGCAGAATGGTACTTCAAGTTTTGAAACAGCTACTACTCAGACTACTGGTGGAAACCAACCCCACACCCACGGACTTAACGGTGGAATTAATACAGCTTCAAACATACCTCCTTATAGAGCAGTGTATTTTTGGAGAAGATCAGCCTAGGAGAATTAAATGCCAACAGATGAAAGAATTCAGATATCCGAACTACCAGAACTTGACCCTCTAGATTTTGACTCAGAGAACCTACTTATAGTTAGAAAGATATCTAATAACGTAGACTATAAGTTTAAAGTCTCATCACTAAGGAATCTGATTTCTAATGTTGTTATAGGTAGTGGTGGTAGTGGTAGCGTTATTATTGATGATTTGGTGGATTTGATTGTCCCACAAGTAGAGTCCAATTTTGAAGCGTTCTTAGAAGAACAGTTAATAGACTCTCTCCAAAGTAGTGAAGTTCTTGAGATAGTAAATAATGCCATAAAAGAAGTTACTTCTGCTTTAGAGATTGATGAAAGAAAAGATATTGTAGCTATAGTTAATGGTATCTTTGAGAATGCCCAAAATAGCAGGGAGCTTGACAGGGCTTTAGACATAGTTAACAAGAAAGTATTTAGTATAGCAGAGAGTTTTATCCCAAGATTGGAGAGAGACTTAGCTAAAGTAAATGAGGACTTAGAGAATTTAAACTCAGCTGATCTAATTAATCTGCAATCTGACTTAGATACCCTGACAGGAGAACTAAGTACATTAAACACAGTTACCTTAACAGGTATAGTCAGTGATATCACCGCCCTAAATGAAGCACTAGAAGGGATAGGGGAAGCTGATCTTTCTGGTGTAGAGTCAGATCTCCGAGACTTAAGCGATAAGATTGACATCCTAAACGATACAACTATTCCTGATGTTAACACTACTCTATCTGGACTTAATGATGACTTAACTCAATTAGATAATAAGTTCCCCTTAGCTACAGAGGATCTAGCAGACGGCATTATAACTAATGCTAAAATAGGTTTAAAAGCTATATTAGCGGGTAGCTTAGCAGATGGTACTATAACTAGTGCTCAGATGGGACCTAACTCTGTACTAGGAGGTATATTAGCTGACAATGCTGTCTCTGTTAGTAAGATAGTAGATGGAGCTATTACAGCCCTTAAATTGGGTAATGGATCTGTTACTAGTGATAAAATTGGCACAGGTGCTGTAAGCAATAATAAAATTATTGATGGAGCTATCACGGAGTTAAAGCTAGGAAATTTAGCAGTAACTAATGCTAAGATAGGAGCCAATGCAGTTACTGGAGGGAATATACTTGGGGGTACTATAACTGGTAATAAGATTGCTGGTGAGACCATCACAGGTACGTTAATAGCCGCTAATACTATAGTTGGTGGAAATATTCTTAGTGGTAGTGTGAATGCTAATAGATTAGAAGCTAGCACTATCACAGCAGGACTTCTTGCTTCAGATGCAATCATAGCTAGGCATATCTTAGCTGGAGAGATCACTGGTGATAAGATAGCCGCCAGTACTATCACGGGTGGCAAGATAGTAGCTAATTCTATAGATGGTGATAGAATAACCACTAATACATTAAATGCTTCTAAGATAGTAGCAGGTAGCATTGGTTCTGACAGGATAGCCGCTAATACTATCACAGCGGGGAATATAGCCGCTAATGCAATAGGTGTTAGTGAGTTAAGTGCAAATAGTGTAAACGCAAGTAAAATTGTAGCTGGCAGTATCACTACTGATGAGATAGCCGCTAACACATTAACAGCAGGTAATATTAAAGCTAACACTATCACTGGTAGTGAGATCCTAGCTGGTAGTGTTGGTGCTGACAGAATAGTAGCTAATAGTATTACTACCACACAACTCTCAGCAGGTAATATTAACGGCAATGTAATCACAGCTAACACTATTAATGGTAATAGAGTAATAGCTAACACTATAAGTGGCAATAGGATCGTAGCTGGTAGTGTTGGTGCTGACAGAATAACAGCTAATAGCCTAACCGCAGGACAGATAGCCGCTAATGCGATAACTACTAGTGAACTAGCTAGTAACTCTGTTAGAGCCGTGAATATTCTAGCTGGAAACGTGACAGCGGGGAAACTTTCTTCTAATAGTGTTGTGGCAGGAAATATACAGGCAGGGCAAATCACAGCTACTAAGATGGCTGTTGACGCTATTGAAGCTGATGCTATTAAGGCAGGAGCTATTCTCACTGATAAACTTGCCTCCAATAGTATATCAGCAATTAAGATACAGTCAGATGCCATAACCTCTGACAAGATTTTAGCTGGGGCAGTAACTGCGATAAAGATACTCTCAGGGTCTATCACTACAGCTAAGTTAGATGCCTCAGCAGTGACAGCAGATAAGATAGATGTTGGAAGCCTCACAGGTGTTATCCTAACAGGTACAATCCTTAGAACTAAGGCTTCAGGCAATAATAGAGTAGTAATTGGTGACACAACATTCCCACTGTGGTTTGGGGATGGTACAGTTGGAACATCAGGTGGTAAGTTCTATGTAACTAATGGTGGTGTCATAGTAGCTAAGAATATTGTCATTAGTGGTAATAGTCAATTCGGGGGAACTCTAAACGGGGCTACAGGAACTTTCTCAGGAACTTTGAGCGCCGCTACAGGATCATTTAGCGGAGGGATAACTTCTAGCACAATATCTGGGGGTGTAATTAGATCCCCTAGAATGGAGCTAGTAGGGTCTAACTTTATGAAGGTTGAATTGGCGAATGGATTTGGCCCTGATAACTTATGGTATTGGTTTGGGTCTAAAACTGTAGATGGTAGTGGCAACCCAGTACTGACTAACTTAAGCAAAGCTAATGCAAAGGAATGGAAAGACACTAATGGAAACGCTTACTTTGGTGGGACATTAAGTGCAGGGACACGATCTGAAGCAATTAGGACTGGTAATAAAAACTTAAACCGATCTATCACATTAGGTCCATTTGGTAGTGGAGGGGGAAATAGAGATGTAACTGTGAGTTTTAACTACTCCGCTGGATATAACAGTGGCCCCTGTGATAACTCACCAACCCAACCTTCAGGTAAATTAAAACTGTACAGGTCATTTAACGGCTCCAGTTTTAGTCAGATTGGGGGGACTACAAACTTGTCAGGTTCGACCACATCAAACAACTCTCCTTTTGGCAGTGGGTGCTTCACAGAGGAAGAGATGTTTGGGAGTATAACGACTACGGATACCTCAACGACTACAGGTAATGTCTATTATAAAGCTGAAATTACTGACCAAGTTAGGTATCATAATGTACAAGACATACAAGACCAAGAGCTATCAATAATAAGTGTAGAAGAGTAATAAATAACATAAGGAACAATAATGGCAATTAATCCAGTAAAGCCAATAACATCTAGCAATGCCACAGCAACAAATGGAAGTACTACTGTAAGCGTCACAGGGGCTGTAGATTGCTCTAAGATATATCAAGGCAGTATCTTACACTTAGGCGGTAATAATCCCGTAGAGGCTATATCAGGCACTGTAGCTAACGGTAGTGGTGTGAGTACGATCACCTTAAGAAACAACTGGCCTTTTTCAACTATAACAGGGCCCTTACTGGTTTTCAATACTATTGAGGGATTAGTGGGGGCTATACAGAAAGCCCAGCAAATAGTAGAACAAACATCTGGGTTAGAATCTATTGGAGGTACAGGGTTTGTAGAGAAGACAGGGGATAACACTTACTCAACACTAACAGCCACTACTAAGGGAAAGCAGATACTGAGTTCCGCTGATTCCCAAGAGGCTAGAGATATTATTGATCTAGGAACAAGTGCTATAGCTGATCTTACTACTTCTCCATCTGACGCCACAGCTAACCGAGTTTTTAAAGTTGGAGATAATGTAGGGATTACATTTGGGTCGAACACAAACGGTAGTTTTACACGTTGGCCCGATGGAACAATGATATGCTACCACACCATAACAACTTCAGCTAGTGGAGAGGTTAGTTGGACATTCCCTTCAGCGTTTGACGCCAACCCAGTAGTAACGGGAAATCCAGTAACTACAGACATTGTAATATACGGGTTAACAGTAAAGTCATCGAGTACATCAGCGGCTGAAATAAACTTATTGAGTGGAACCTCAAGAGTCTCAAAACCCGTAAATCTAATAGCGATTGGGAGATGGAAATAATGTTTAATATAAGTTTAGTTCCTATTGCCAATAACACCCCTAGGACGGTTGCGATAAAGGTACTTCCCAACTACAAATTATCTTACGATGGGGATGTCTATGATTTCTCATCTATATTGGATGGACAACAAGTAGTTGCGGAGTACCCTGCAATGGGTGTTATAAAGAGGGTAGAAGGTGTTATAAGCATAACCCTAGCATTTCTATATGACACCTCTCTAGCAGAGCCACACCAGCCCACAGACACTTCAGGGTTTACCTATGAGTTAAGTAGTGGATTTGTCCCAGACCCAGTAGCATACAAGTAAGGAATAGAAAATGTTTAGTTTATCAAATATAAGAGACACTTCTTATTTCGTAGCTAAAAGCCTAGAACTGAGTATTAAGAATAGTTTAAACTCACTAGACTTAAAAGCTGAAGAGATTCGAGCATCATACCCTGCTAAGGGATCCCTAATAACCAAGGAGTATGACCTAGCTTTAGCTGATGCTGTAGCTTACAGAAGGGATAATACAATAATCCCCGCGACTTTACTAGATTTCTCAGATGC